CCGCCAAATCATTCTCGCAAATTGCCGCCAAATCAAAAATTCGCAAATTGCCGCCAAATCAAAAATTCGCAAATTGCCACCAAATCAAAAATTCGCAAATTGCCACCAAATCAAAAATTCGCAAAGGCCGTCATTCAGGCATTCTCGCAAAAGGCTGTAAACAAGAGAAACAAAGTAAACAATCAATTGTTTCTCGATAAGTGATTGATTTTCAATGAGTTAGACGTACTATAAACAAAGAAACAATAATATAGTTAAATCTCTTATATATAGAATTGAAATATAATAAAAGTATATTATAATAAAATAAATAGACTAAATATATTATAATATAAGTATAAATGATAAATAATATAATATGTATATAGGAGTATCGTTTATTTCGTTTACACATTCTCGCAGATAGGCTTATATCATTGAAAATCAATCACTTATAAAATTTTTCTGTAAACAATGAAATTTTTTCTTTGTTTCTGGACAGCCATTGTTTCTCAGTGCCATCCAGCCTTTTAGCTGGTAAAATAACTTTTTTCATTCTCGCAGACAAAATATATTTTAACAAAAATACTTTATTAGAATTGTTATATTAAAAATATAATTAGTATATTTGCAAATAAAATTATATATAAAACAGATAAACATGGTAACAGTAGAAGGCATAAATGTCGATACAGTTTCTTCAGTCGATAAGCTGATGACAGAATGGGCTCTATTCACAGTAGAATTTGAGTATGACTGCAAAATGCTTGTATGCCATACATTCAATTATCCTGTATTTAGAGGTATCAAAAAGCTAATAGCTCATATCCTTAATAACAAGATGGAAAATCTTGAGTTGAGACGTGCACTTTTATCTAGCAAGTATATAACAGTAGATATACTTGAAGATATGAAAGACAATATGCATGAAGGAATGTTGCTTGACGAAAAGAAAAGTATTGTGCTTAAAGAAAAGTACAGGCTTATAAAAAAGTATAATACTTATTATCCATACGGGTACAATATACTTACAGACTCATCTTCAATAAAAGGAGAGCATGAATATGCCTATACTTTATACGATGAACTTGCAAAAGAAATAGATGCTCATGCCTTATATGTCCCATCTGACCTTAAAGTAATACAAAGAGGAAGACCGGGCAAAATGGTTCATAAGTTTAACGCAAAAACCGGATTATATTTAGAAACGTATAATTCTGTAAAAGAAGCCGCTATTGCTACTAATACAAGCTCGAGTAATATAAGTGCATGTTGTAATGATAAACTAGGCCAAAAAACAACAGGAGGCTTCAAGTGGTCTTATGAAAAAGATGTAATGTTTGCAAATTAAAAAAGAGATTGATATGAAAACAGATAAAATAGCACAGAAATTAGCAGATATATTACCAGACAGGCCAATAGTTCCTGGAATGTCTAACCCAGATACATCCAAACTTGTAGAACAAGAAGCTACGCGCATCAAATCAAAACAAGATGCGAAGGAATTGGCTCGTATTAAGTATCTTGAAAAGCAGAAACTTAAAAATCTTCAAGTTAAACAAGAAAAGCGTCAATCATTAGCAGAAGAGCTTGGCGTGGAAGAAATACCAGATGGCCAAACTGAGTTTCAAGCCAAACATATTGCGGAGCAGCAAAAACGAGTTGAGGCTATTGAGGCACTTGAGGCTCAGACTGTAGAGCCGCTTAAAGCGACTGAGTTAGCAGAACGCCATGACTCGGGCAGAGGCTCATATTCATCAGCTATACGCTCAGCACTTCAGTTACAAGGAGCATCAAGGCCTGAAATAACAAAGCTTCTTACTAGCCTTAATATCAATTTAAGTGTTCAGCTTACAAAGCAAGACACGGCTAATTTATTGGCTTGTTTGTTAACATGCAATAACTCGCAGCTACAGGCTTTAATGACTAATAAAAAAGTGCCGGTTGTAATAAAGACTGTAATTAAGCGTCTTATTGAAGACGAAAAGCTAGGTAACATTGAAACTATAGAAAAATTATGGGATAGAATATTCGGTAAAGGACCTATGCAGCTTAATCTACCTGAGCAGCAACAACTCCAAACAGGAATAATACCAAATCAACCGGTGTCAAGAGAAGCATATATTTTGATACGTGATACTTTAATTAAATAGCGATATGAACATCTTAGTAGAAGAAACAATGAGGGCCAAAGAAATAGCTCTTTCACATGATTATCTTACTAAAGTATTGGATTATAATAGTGAGACAGGCGAATTTATATGGAAAATAAGCCCAAGTAGAAATATAAAAGTAGGAACTAGAGCTGGTGTTGTAAATAAAACTGGCTATAGACTTATAAGCATAAATAATATAAGATATAAAGCTGGCAGGTTAGCCTGGTTTTATCATTATGGAGAATGGTCCTCAGATGAAACACCCCAGATTGACCATATAAATGGCAATAGGCCAGATAACCGCATAGCTAATTTGAGACAAGTTACAGATGAGCAAAACAGTAGAAACCAAAAAGTTAGGTCTACTAATACGTCTGGGCGCACGGGTGTACAATTTCATAAACCTAGAGGTAAGTGGATGGCCGTTATAAGAAATAATGGTAAATACGAATGCTTAGGTTACTATGCAAAGTTCGAAGATGCTGTAAAAGCAAGAGAAGCGGCTGAAATAAAGTATGGATATACAGTAAGAAAGGAGGGATAATGGACTCATTAAAAACAATGCAGGAAAGAGCTTTAGATGCGACTAAGGGCGGAACTGTAAATCCTAAGGAGCTTCTTCAGCTTGAATTGCTGACTTCTTTTGAGAAATATACAAAATGTATGTTTAAGTGCCAATACCATCGCTCATTCATAGTTGCAGAGCATCATAAGAAGATGTTTAAGGCATTACAGGATGTTGTCGATGGCAAATGCAAACGGCTTATAATTAACATTGCTCCTCGATATGGTAAAACTGAGCTTGTTATCAAATCATTTATAAGTTGGTGCTTTGCCTTAAATCCTAAGTGTCGATTTTTGCATCTATCTTACTCAGATATACTTGTGAATGATAATTCTGAAACAATCAGAAATATCATGCAGGAAGAGCTTTATAAGACTCTTTTTCCTAATTCGGCCCTTGCATCTGAGAAAGGTTCGGCTAAGAGATGGAAAACCAAGGCCGGGGGTGAGCTTTATGCAGTATCAACTCAAGGTCAGGTAACAGGTTTTGGAGCCGGTAATGTGGACATTGACCCAGATATTGATAAAATGGACGGAGGCAATGATATATTCACATTCGACGACCACACGAATGAGATGCTTGATATGATAGGAGCTACAACAAACATTTTCCAAGGCGCAATTGTAATCGACGACCCAATTAAGCCAGAAGATGCTGAGTCAGATATTGTCCGTGAGCGCATCAACATGCGATTTGAAAATACAATTCGTAACCGTACTAACTCGCGTAACACTCCAATCATTATAATAATGCAAAGGCTGCATGAACATGACCTTTGTGGCTATTTGCAAGAGATAGAGCCAGACGAATGGACTGTTTTATCACTTTCGGTTATACAAGTAGACCCAGAAACTGGAGAAGAGCATGCACTTTGGCCAATAAAGCATACACTCGAAGAGCTTTATAAGATGCGTGAGATAAATCCGCTTGTATTCGATACACAGTACATGCAGGACCCAACACCAAAAGAGGGCCTTATGTATGAAGGATTTAGAACTTATAAGATAGAAGAGCTTCCAACAGGCACAAAAGCACTTCAAAAGTGGAATTATACCGATACAGCTGATACTGGAGCCGATGATTTGTGCTCAATTTGCTTTATAAATACGCCTGAATACTGCTATATAACTGATATTTTGTTTACAGATGCACCCATGGAGGTCACAGAGCCAAAACAGGCTGAAATGTTGACCAAAAATGGCACCGTTGAGGCCTTAATTGAGTCAAATAATGGAGGCCGTGGCTATTCACGTAATGTAAAGCGCATATTAAGAGTTGATTTGCGTAATTTCAGGTGTGCTATTAAAACATTTACACAGACAGAAAACAAAAAGGCACGTATTTATACAGCCTCTGCTAATGTTCAAAGCGATATTCTGTTTCCAGAAGGCTGGGAGAGGAAATGGCCTAAGTTTTATAAGGCTCTTATGTCGTATCGTAAAGATAATAAGAAAAGAAACCAGCACGACGATGCTCCAGATTGCTTAACAGGAGTATATGAAATGCATGCAAAAAAAGATGGACGTAAAAAAATACATTTAAGAAACTAGTATGGAAAAGATGATAAGCCCGGATGGAGTTAAGATAAACATGTGTTGTGCAAGCTGTTTACATAATAAATGTCTATATTGCACTGAAGCGCATAAAGTTACAAGATGGTGTGCTAAAAAAGATAAAGCCATAATTAACGGCAGAAATAAGTGTAGCTATTATGTAATGGATGAATTTTTCCAAAAAAGAGGCTATAAGGTGATAAAAGATTAAATTCTCGCATTATTCTCGTAATTTCTAGGCTTTCTAATTATATATGAATGACTAAATTATAAGCCTTGAATAAATATAATGCGAGAATATGAGATAAAAAAATACTTCTATAAAAAAATGTTAAAAGCGGTACAACTTATAAAGAAATTTAGTATATTTGCGCTGTGGAGAAGTTAATTCGAAGCAAAAATACAGGTAATTCGATGCAAGTTAAGGGTAGCTGCTCGGTAGTATTAACATTAAAAACATAAATAATATGGGATTAAACTGTGGATGCCCTGCCGGTGCTCATATCGCCGACCTTGAGATTGCTGAATGCAAGGAGAGTATGGGGCAAGTTCAAAAAGTTGCATTCCAGCGCATCTATAAGACAGCTGGAACGAAGAACTCTGTCACTGATCCGACTAAGAAAGCATCATTTTCTACCTTGTTTTCTGCGGCTGATGGTTCTAAAATGACAGTTTCTCCGTATATTCAAGGACCTACTTCTGAGCCTGGTGCAGCTCGTACATTCGGCGGTGGTAACCAGACACTTGGAGGTATTGAGATTACAATCGGCCGTGAGCCGACAACGTTCTCTGCCACTATCTATCAGGAAAGTCAGAAGACAATTGCACAGCTGAAACAGTATATGTGTGAAGAGATTGGTGTTTGGCTGATTGATGAAAACGGCAACATTGGCTGTTTGGTAGATGACCAGGATAAGCCTACAGCATACTTCCCAATTCCTGTTGGTAAGTTCTTTGTTGGTGACAAGAAGCTTGGTGGTTTTGAAGAGCCGGACAGCAATACCATTGAATGGTCATTCTATCCTAACTGGAGTGATAACTTCTACATCATCAAGCGTGAAACATTGGACTTCAATCCTCTTACAGATTGGGTTAATGCCGCTTCTGCTGGAGCTTAAAACTTTCAGTTATGAGAAAGAAAAAAGAACAAACAGTAACGTTGGTTGTGCCTAAATACAATATGAGGCAGGAGTTTGGCATTCAGCATGCCGAACGTCTGCTTGATATGGGCACAGCCATAAATGGTGGATGGGAATTATCTAAAGATAGCAATTATACTTACGACGAAGAAAATGGCCTTAGAATTAAATCAGATAAAGCAAATTCTGCAAAAGCCGACTAAACGTCAGACTATTCAGAAAGCTGTAAACATGCAGCGTCGTCTTAGATTTCATACTGAGACGAATGTTGCTGTATCTGATATTAACCAACCTACGACTATATTCCTTGATTGGGTAAGACAGTTGCTTCCGAAGGATAAATTCAACATATTCCTTCATCTGTTCAAATTTCCGTTGCCTACACCTGCTGTAGTTGAGGACGTCTATAGAGAACTCGAAAGAGTTTTCTATAGTCGTAACTCATCAAGCTCATATCAGTTTACTGACTCTGAGCTTGCAGAAGACTGGTCTCAGTATAAAAAGAATAACCTCAATGAGCCAGAGGTGTGGAAGGCAACCGGATGGAAGAGAATGCAGGTATCGCCAAATAGTATTTTGGTAGTAGACCTTCCTCAAGTACAAACATCTTTGCGCCCAGAACCGTATTTTTATTGGCTTGAGATTGATGCCGTAATTGATTACCAGACTTTTAGACTTGATGAAAATCAGTTTGAGTGGCTTATTTTCAAACAGCCGGAACATCGAATAGCTGTATTTGATGATACTTCTATAAGAGTATATCAGCTGAATGAGAAAAATGAAATTCAGTCACTTATTTCAGAGGCAAAGCACGATTTAGGATATTGCCCAGCTCGGTTCTTTTGGTCAACGCAGCTCAATGAGAAAAATAAAGACCTCAAGAAAAATCCAATTACAAAAGAGCTGTCAAATCTTGATTGGTATTTGTTCTTCTCTATTTCGAAGCAGCATTTAGACTTGTATGCACCTTATCCTATATATAGTGCGTATGAAGCCGATTGTAATTTTGAGAATAATGAGACTGGTGATTACTGCGATGGAGGTTTTCTACGCAATGCAAAAGGTGAGTATAAAATTCTCAATGATGGAACAGTTGAAAAGTGTCCTTGCTGTAGCGAAAAGCGCATAGCTGGTCCTGGTTCATTCTTAGAAGTTCCTATACCAAATCAATCTGAAGGTGTCGCAGATATGCGTAATCCTGTTCAGATAACTACTATCGATAAAGACTCACTTGATTATAATGTCAATGAGTGTGCAAGGCTTAAAAATGAAATTGTAATTTCTGTTGTTGGTTCAGGTGGTACTGTAAGTGAAAAAGAAGCTATCAATGAAACTCAGGTAACTGCTAACTTTGAAAGCAAAACCTCAGTTCTCAATGCCTTAAAGACCAACTTTGAATTGGCGCAGAAATTTGTCGAAGATACTGTTTGCAAACTCAGGTATGGAGATGCTTTCATATCATCTTCTGTAAACTGGGGTACAGAGTTTTACGTTTTCACAGTAACAGAGCTATATTCTAAGTACAAACAAGCGAAGGAGAATGGTGCATCTAACTCAGAACTAGATGCTATATCGCAACAAATTCTTGAGGTTGAGTATCGCAATAATCCTTTGGTACTTCAGAGAATGCTCATCTTAAAGCAATTGGAACCATATCCACATAAAACGCTGGGTGAAGTGTTAAAATTGTATGAAAAAGAGTTATTAAATGAAAATTTGGTAAAGCTTAAAATAAATTTTAGTACTTTAGTCGAAAAATTTGAACGTGAGAACATTAACATAATTGAGTTTGCTTCAAATAAGCCAATGAGAGAAAAAATAGATATTATAAACAAAAAACTTTTGGAATATGTTACAGAAATTGGAACTTCAGCAACTACAGGCACTCAGTCTTGAAGATGTTAAGTCTTATAAGAAAAAGGCCGTAGAGCGTAAAGCAGAACTAGAAGCTGCTAAGGCTAAAGGCGGAAAAGCTTGGACAAGCGACTTACAGGAAGAGCTTGACGAGGTAGTTCTTTTCCTAGTAGATGTTGATGATGTTATCGAAGAAAAATCATCGGCATCGAAAACACAGGCTAAGAGTGATTATACTCCTAAGCCGGGTACTGAGAAGATGGTGCACTTGTCAATTGTGCGTGGTCGTAGGTTTAATCCAATGACTGGCAAAGAAGAGTCACCAGCATATACTCAAATGTTCACATTTGCAGAGTGGCAGCTTTTCAAGAAAACGCATAAAGGCCTTGGTTATACCATTATGGCGGTCCTGCATGACCCATACGGAGATGCTGCAGAGTTAGTACAAAAGTAATTAGCAATAAAAAACAAAGCTATATGTTAACAATTGAGATGCTACGACAAAGTTCAGCTTTAACAGGTCTTACAGATGACCAACTGAATGCAATTGCTGAGATGTCAAGAAATGATGAGAATACCGTTATAGGTACTAAAATCGGCGCATTGCACGGTCAGTATGACACTGATATTCTTGGCATTACAGGCATTAAAAAGAAAGATGGTGAAAAAAGTTACGACTATGCTAAGCGCGTACTTGGCGAGTACAAAACTAAAGTAGAGTCTGCAAAAACAATTCAAACTCAGCTTACTGCTGCTCAGGCACAGGTCGCAGAGCTCCAGTCTAAACTTGAAAAAGGAGCTGGTGATGAAACTTTGAAGCAACAGCTGAAAGATGCTAAAGCTCAAGTAACTCAGCTTCAAACTCAGCTTCAGACAAAGGAAACTGAGTTCAATACCAAAAAGGCAGAGTTTGATAAAACTATTAAGGACACACATGTAGATTATGCTTTTCAAGCTGCTACAGCGGGTCTTAAGTTTAAGAGTGGTATCACTGAGCCTATTCAAAAGACACTGCTCAATGCTGCAAAAGCAGAAGTCCTTGCAAAAGGTACTCCTGATTTCATAGAAGACGGCCAAGGAGGAAAGAAACTTGTTATTCGTGGCGCGGATGGTAATATCCTTAACAATCCGAAGAACAATCTTAATCCTTATACAATGCAGGAGCTTGTAATGGAAACGTCGCTTAAAGACGTAATTGACACAGGTCGTCAGCAGACAGGCGGTGGAACAGGAGGCTTTGGGTCCGGTTCAGGTGGAACAGGTGGAACACTTGACTTGTCTGGCATTAAGAGCCAAGTTGAAGCTGATAAAGCTATTGAGGCACATCTGCTCGCAAATGGTTTAACCCGTGACTCACAGGAATTTGCAGACCAGTCAATGCAACTGAGAACTGAAAACAGCGTGGCAAGTTTGCCTATTAGATAAAATGGCACATCCTAAGAGATAAACGAAAAAAAATGCTATGAGGCGTAAAAGGGTAATGCACCATAATAGCATAATTATTAACAATTAAAAAACTTAAAAGTTATGAGTCTAGTTTTAACACGTATCCAGAACATTCGTGCGAACTCTAACCTTGATAAGTTTGAGTATCGCCCCAGTAGGTACGGTGCGCTGAACGCTTTTATGGTGCAGTCTGAAGACCCTACTGGCATCCTCACTGAGGAACTGAAGCAAAAAGCAAGGACCTCCATCGGTAACACGTTGGAAACTCCGGTAATTGACTACGATGCTGATATTACTATCGGTAGTACTCGCACCTTGACAATCGCCGACAGTGAAAACACTTCTAAGATGGTTCAAATCGCGTTTGCCACTTATGCGTGGGGATTTACTATTGCTCCGGCAATGTACATGAACAACGAAATTGGCATTCAGAAGGACTTTGAAACCAAGATGATGAAGTATATCTATGCTTTTGCGAAAAAGCTTGATGAAGCCGCTCTTGCTACTCTTGCAGCCAGCAAAACGCAGATTTTGAAAAACCCGCTGCTGTATGACTGGTCTGCTAATGCCATCAATGCAAAGTGGACTGAGCGTGAAAACGTATTTGGTGACCTTGAAGTTATGATGGGAGCAAATGACTTCTATGGCCAGTTGCACATTGTAGGTGACCCCGGTGTTGAGTCTATTATGCGTAAACTGCAGCAGCACGGCCTTTACAATGATGTAAACAAGCAGAATGAATTCGGCACAAAAATTGTTCACTTGACGAACAATATCGCAGCTGCTGAAGGTAAGTATGCTCAAGGTTATGCTGTAAATGCTGGCTCTCTTGGAATGTTGGCCCGCTTCGAGCGTGACTGCTTGCTCGGAACTGTTTCCGGTGACGGTCATGAGTGGGGTATTGCTACTTTGCCTCTGTTGAATATGCCTGTTGGTACATACTTCTACGATTCTGTAGGTGACTACAATGCTATCGCAGGAGCCGCTACTGCTGATATGACTCGTACGCGCAAAGAGCATTACGGTTTTGCTGTTGACGTGGCCTTCTTGACCGCACATAACAGCGCACCTAGCACTTTGGCAAGTCCTATTCTGGCATTCAACGTATCAAGCGAGAATGCAGTTTATGCTAAGCCTGTGGTCGTTGTCAACTCTGAAGACAATCCGGTTAACACTAAGAGGCTTCTGCGGTAGTTGGAGGATGATAAACCGATAGCAAATCTTTGAGTTGTTATTAGCTTTGGTAGGAGGTACACTGAGCCACTAGGCGATAGTGGCCTCCTATTTTTCATTAAAAAAATTAAGAATTATGGTTAGAGCCAACGATATACAAGAAAAGCTGTTACACCTTATTGGATGGGAGCAGAATTATGATACATCAGACTTAAAAATATCTGATGCTTTAACCGTGAGTGAAAGTGGCTTATATTTTCAACAAATTCATCCTTTGCTGACTTTGCAGAATATGTCATGTATTGCTCCGGATTTTAAGAATATTACTTTTCCAGAATACAATTCTGAAAAGGAATATAGCAAAGGCAATGTAGTTGATTATCAAGGAACACAATATAAAGCGCTTCAAAAAGCACAAGGAAAACAGCCCGATATTGAGTCTGAGTATTGGGTTGAAACCAATTTATTTTCTGAATGGCTCGAGAGCAAAACAAAAGCAAGCATTCAAAAGGCTATTGCTAGATACTGCGATGAAAAAACGGTAGAAGGAACAAATAAGCCATTATGCGAAAGTCGTACTTTGTTTGATGGAACAGGTAGATTAGTAGATACTGTAAAGAATAAGAAAAATCTAGTTGGCTTTGAAATTATACCAGTACGAGCAAAAGGCGTAACCACAAAGATAAATAAAATATGCCTTCAGTTTACTAAAGCTGGAGAATATACTTTGTATCTTATGCATTCAAGTATGGATGCTCCAGTAAAGATTATAAAGCTTAATAAGATACGAGATAATAGTGCTGAATGGTTTACAGTCGATGACCTCTATTTGCCATACCAAAGTGAAGATAATGATGCAGGAGGAAGTTGGTATTTGTGCTATTTTCAGTCTGAACTTCCAGAGGGAAGTCAAGCTATTAGAAAAAATAAAGACTGGTCAAAAGAGCCTTGCGGTTCATGCTCACGTAGAGAATTACTTGCTTGGATGGCATGGTCTAAGTATTTTGAAATTCATCCATTTTTTGTAAATGAAGAACTTGTAGATGCAGTTAATTTCAATGATGACTTTAATGAAGATTTTGCAAAGTGCCCACTTCACCTATGGGATGTTGAAAATAATCAATATACCTATGATAATAACTACGGATTAAACTTAGAAGTTGCTGTAAGCTGTGATATTACAGATTTTATAATTGAACAGAGAATGATGTTCCAAGATGTCATAGCTAAGCAGGTAGCTGTAGATATGTTACGCGAATTTGCATATAATTCTAACGTAAGGACAAATAGGCATTCAATCAATGCTTCTCGACTTGATATATTATATGAAGTAGATGGTGACTCTTCTTCTATGAAAAAATCAGGTTTAAGTTATCAGTTAGATATGGCTTTCAAGGCCATTAAGCTAAGTACTTCTGGAATTGATAGAGTATGTTTGCCATGCCGAAACAACGGCATTAAATATAGAACTGTATAAGTATGGCTGTAAAACGATATAATGCGACACTTCGCAATCTGGAATATAGGCTGCGAAGTTTTAAGGATAGCTTGCCTATGCTATTAGAAGATATTGTGCGTGACAAAGAAGACGTAATAGTATCAGCTATAGCAGATGACCAGTTATATCGTCGTGGTATCAACGGTAGAGGTGAAAAGATAATGGATTATATGCCATATAAGCCTAAAACCATACAAATAAAAAAGAAAAAAGGTCAGCCTACTACAAGGGTCACATTACGAGATACAGGTGCTTTTCACGAGTCTATGTTTGTAGTATTTGACTCAGAAGGTTTTTATGTGACTGCGAGTGATGAAAAAACACCTGAACTTATTGAGAAATATGGTGAAGAGATTTTTCGCTTAACAGATAAAAATTTTACCAGAATAGTTCGTTCTCACATAAGAAAAGAATTAGTTAAACGATTAAAACAGGCAATAAGGAAATGAAGGAAAACTCAGTACAAATAAGATTTAAGGAAGACCCTGTATTGCTTGATAAGATATTACAGGATATGCAAAAGTCACTTATGAACAGACTTAAGTGGCTTAATTGTGCATTTGGTAGAGCATATAAGCTTGTAGAACACAGACCAGATGGTAATAAGTTTATATATCCTGCGATGTATAACGGCAATGGAGAATATGTGTCACTTTTACCGAATGATAGCTTTGGCAATTTTTCATGGTTTGATATTTATGACCCACAAAAGATTACTGAAGTAGTTCAATCATTGCCACAATATACTTTCAGCGGGGCCATTATATTCTGGTATGACCTCAGTAGCATTTATGAAGATGAAACTGTTATGCATACAGAAGAAGTAAAAGATGAAATTATGCGGGTATTAACTACTCCAGGTCTTATTACTACAACTGGTAAGCTTGTTATAAATGATATATATGAGCGCTTTGAAAATATATATAAAGGCTATTCAATAGAGAAAATCTATAATAACTATACTTATAAAGGAGAAGGTATACAAGATATTGATAAACAATTCTTCATGTACCCTTATGCAGGAATACGAATTGAATTTACTTTAACAACTAGAGAATTATGTCAACGGTATATTTTATAACAATGCTTTCGGCTTTAATATATATAGCCTTAGCAGCAGCATTTGCTATTTTGCTAATTGGAAAACTCGGTGTGCGCGATGAGATAATTACCAGAGCTCCTAAGCTTATTTCTCAATTATTCGATTGTGACTTTTGCTTAAGCTTTTGGACGTCGCTTATTCTCGCTATCATTCTCGCTATTTTCTTTAATGAGATGAGTATTATACTTATTCCTATCATATCAACCCCTATAACGCGAATTTTAATATGAAAAACCTGATAGTAAATAAAAAAGTCGTACGGGTATATGACAGCATAGATGAAATGCCTATTGTAAATTTTCAGAAGTACAATAAGTATTTGCTTATAGACTCTGGAATTGGCTCAGATGCAGATGATATTGATGCCCATATAACCCGTGTTGCTAAATTCATTAAAAGCAATAATGCCAAAAAAGCTTTGCAAGAACTGCAAAACATGAGGCAAAATATGTATATGGTGAACAATGAAATTTCACCAAGGTATTTAGCTTTTGCAGCTCTTATCCATAGCATAGACGGTGAAGAAGTTAATGATTTGTCAGACGATGGACTTAAAAATATATTGGCCAGGCTTAAAGAAATAAAGCATTCAAAGATTATAGACTTTTTGACTTGGCTTAAAAAAAAAGTAACCACCGAACTTGAAATGTACTTTCCAGGAGATTTTGTAAATCCAAAGGAAAAAGATGCATACGATAAGTTAAAACAAAGAACACTTCTTGTGTTGGACTCTATGATAAATGACACAGATAACTCTGAACAGATAGAAACCATAGATATGATAATGCTTAATATGCATTCTCCAAAATCATACATAGGAAGTGAGTCTGTTGAGATAAAATATGATAAGCAATTTGAAAGTACTTGTCTTTTGATAGCTCAAAAAACAAGCATGGACGCTAAAAAGATGACAGTACTTCAATTCTATAATGCTGTTGATAATATAAAACAGCAATTAGAAGCAGAAAGCAAGAGTGTTAAACGGCATAAAAGGAAATAATTATGGCTGAAGACGATAAGATAAAATATAGCGATATAATTGAGCCGGATGACTCAATTGAAAAGCTTGTCAAGCAACTTGGCGAGCTCAATCAGTCATACGAGACAATGGTAAATGCTATCAGAGCAGGTGCAGATAGGATTGTACATTCTCTTAAGTCTGCTAGTGGAGCTACAAGTGAAGGGCGTAAAGCTATCGATGAAGCAACAGCGTCTACGTCAAGACTTGAAAGAGCTCAGAATGAGCTTAAATTAGCTTTATCTGATACAGGTAAACAGATTGCTTGGCTTAAAGCACAAACTTCAGATACTAATAGAGCAACTGTAGAACAGCAGCGTTATATCCAGCAGGCTATATCTTCTTATGACCGTCTTAAGTCTGACCTAAAGCAAACAGTTGAGCTATATAAGTCTTTAACTGCGGCTGAAAGAGCAGATAGCGAAATGGGGCAACAGCTACTCAATGATATTCTTAATTTGAAAAATCAGATTAAGGCCCTTGATGACCAAATGAAGCCTCATATCCAAACTCTGTCTGAAGTAGAAAAGGCAGAGCAAAGATTAGCTTATTTACAGTCAGATGAAGGTAAAAGATTACTTGAGTTAAAAGCTAAAATTGCTGAGCTTACTTCTGCTAGAAAACAGCAGAAAGCTACAGTAGACCCATTAGCTCAGGCTCAAGAGAAACTTGCCTATGCTCAGTCAGAAGAAAATCAGCAGCTTAAACTCTATTCAACTCAAATACGAGAAGCAAATCAGATTGCTCAATTACAAGCTACAATTGCTAATTCTGCAGAAGGTTCTTATAATAGACTTTCAGCTCAATATGCATTAAATAAAATACGACTTAATCAGATGTCTGCAGCTGAGAGAGAAGCTGCTGACTCTGGTAAAAAGCTTGAAGCTGAAACAAATGCAATTTATCAGCAGATGATAAAATTGCAAGAAGCAACAGGTAATTATAGATTGTCTGTAGGTCATTACCAAAAAACATGGGATGGCTTAGGCATTTCTATTTCTCAAGTAGTACGAGAATTACCTGCTGCAGCTGTATCGCTTAATACATTCTTCTTAGGTATATCGAATAATATACCTATGGTAGTTGATGAAATTAACAGACTAAGAAAGAAAAATGAATTACTGAGAGCAGAAGGTAAAGAAACTGTAAGTGTAACAAAGTCAATTGTAAAATCACTGTTTAGTTGGAATACAGCACTAGTAGTTTTACTTACTGTATTCTCTATGTACGGTAAAGAAATCATTACATGGATTGATAGGACGTTTGCAGGGAGAGATGCAGCTAAATCTTTTGAAGATGCTTTAGAGGACTTAAATGATGAGCTAGAAAAAGGGTCTACAGGGTCTTATGGCCAGCAGATAGCAGTATTAAGAAGATTATCTGAAAATTGGAAAGATTTAGGGGATAATATAAAAGCACAAACACAGTGGATTAAAGATAATGAAAAAGAGTTCAGTAAATTAGGCATCACCATTGATAGTATAAATGACGCCAATAATGCTTTTGTAGATAATACTGAATCTGTAGTGGCCGCATATAAAGCAAGAGCTAAAGCAGAAGCTGCGCTGAATGTTGTGTCCCAGCAATACCAAAAACTATTAGTTGCAGAAAATAAAGCTGAACTTGAAAAAGTACGCGAATACGGCTTTTTCGACAAAACTATGAATTATTTTAAAGCCTTATGGGGCGGTATCTCTGGGCCAGACTCCGATTTGTCACTTGGGACTAGATTAAAAAAGCAAAGGCAGAGAAATGTAGAAAGTTTACAAAAAGATGCAGATGCTCTTGAAAAAGAAGTTGAAAGCTATTTCAACGTATGGAAATTTTATGAAGACCAAGCAGATGCTCTATTTAAAGAAATTGGCTTAGAAGAATCTCACAAAAAAGATAAAAGAGGTCGTACACCAAGAGACGCTGATAACCGCCTAAATAACCTGGCATTAGCAGCCGAAAAAGCATATCAAAAGAGCCGTACAGAGATTGAGAGGGATGAAAATAAGAAGCGCAGAGCTGAAGCGTTCGCGTCATTTAACCAAGAAATAGCTGATTTAAATGATAAATACGCCAGAATCCAAAAAATACTAAAAGGTCAAGATGAAAAATATAAAGAGCTTACAGAAAGCCAAAAAGAAACGGCCATTAAAGCATTAGAGGATATAGAAAACGCTATAGAGAACAAGCAAAAAGGCTTAACTCTAAGTCTAGATTTGCTCAATATAGATGTAGAAATACAAAAAGCTGAACAGCTATTAGAGTTGTTAGAATTAGAAGGTGAAGTATCAAAAAAAGGTTCTTATGAGGAACTCAGCAATTCATTAAAGCGATTAGATGTAGAAAGACAAATAGCATTACTTAAGAATGCTCAGTTACCAGAAGCTAAAAGACAACCTACAAGTGCTATAAATGCATCTTTTGATAAACAAAAGGCTATTACTGTTGGTAGTTTTAATATGTCAAGCTTCGATGAGCAACAAGCTCTTGATGAAGCTGTATTTAATGAAGTTAAGCGCAGTGAAACTGAGATAACCCGATTTAAGCTTGAACAAGAAAAAGCTAGATGGCAAGAACAAATACGTTTAGCAGAAGCTGGTGGATTGGATTGGAGTCAAGCTCAGATTGATGCCGCAAAAGCCACTGTTAAAGGTATAGACCGTGAATTGTCAGAGCTTGATGACTTTATTAAAAATATTGGCAAAAAAGGTTTAGGCGGTACTTTGCTTGAGAAACTTGGCTTTGATGATGACCAGATTGATGCCCTAAAAGATGCTGTAAATATAGTAATAGAACAGCTTCAATCCATTATGGATGCCGAAGTTGAATTAGCTGAACAGGCTGTAGAAGCAGCTGAAGCTCGAGTAGAGGCCGCACAAAAAGCTTATGATGCCGAGGTTGAGGCTCGCAATAATGGCTACGCTAATAACGTAGCTACTGCTAAAAAAGAATTAGAGCAAGAAAAGAAAAATCAGCAAGAAAAACAAAAAATGCTGCAGGCAGCCCAAAAACGTCAAGAAGCAATGAACACTGTTACTCAGGCATCTTCGCTTGTCACAGCATCTGCTAATTTGTGGAGTTCATTCTCTTCAATTCCTATTGTTGGCCCAGCTCTCGCATTAGCTGCTATTGCTACAATGTGGACATCATTTGCAGTAGCTAAAATTAAAGCCAAACAAGTAACAGCGAGCCAGTCTGATGAATATGGAGAAGGAGGTCTTGAGTTCTTGGAAGGAGGCTCTCATGCATCTGGTGATGATATTGATTTGGGCGTAAAGAATAAGAAGAAGCGCAGAATGAGAGCTGAAGGTGGAGAAGCACTTGCTATTATAAGTAAGAAGCGAACTAGGAAATACAAAAAGATACTTCCAGATGTTATTAATAGTCTAAATAAAGGAACATTTGAAGATAAATATCTTAATGCATTTGCTAGCTCAGATGGGTTGAATATTTCTCTTAATTCTAATGGAAGCATGGACCTTTCAAAAATAGAGGATGATGTGCGAAGTATTAGAAAACAGAGCGAAACTAAATATTATACACTACCTAACGGCACAGTAGTTATTCAGCATAAAAATGTTAAACGAATTATAAAGAATTAAAGATATGATACCTCCAAAATATAAATTTTACATATCGAAGAATGGTGGTGATAAAGTAGAAGTAAATCCACATTATAAAGAGCTTAATAAGAAATATGCTAAAGAAAGTGGGCAAGAATTTTTCCGTATTTCACTTGATGGTAAAATAAATCTGTTTGGGAGTGATTACGAGCTTGTGCGCAATTCAAGTCTAGAAGACCAGATGATACTTATTATAGATAAATACAATAGGACTTCCGGTAAATGGATAGAGTATTATAAAGGCGAATTTAATAAAACAGATTGCAAACTTGACTATGAAAAAAAGTCATGTGAGCTTAAAACAACAGCTCTTGATGAATATAATGACGTGGTTAATAAATATGAAAATACTTATGACCTTATAAAACTTGCTCCAGCTATATCAAGAATAAACCTGTATAAACGTTCTTTAATGCAGGTTTATGTAAAAGGTGCCAATTCAATATCTAATTTTTTTGGCGGCATATACTGGGAAGATGACGTAAATGAAGTAATCGACAACCATAATGACTTGATAAACAAGTATTATTTTTCTTATATAAAAGCAGGAAATGAGTTTTATATAAGAAATGCTAGCATTTCTGATGTTAATGGAGTATACGCTGGAACAAACGGATATTGGAGTAAATGGAATCCAGGTTACACGTGCAAAATGGAATTAGCAGATGGAAGCTCTACTATGTATTGGATACGTTTATATAGAAATTCAGATAATACCCTGTTATATCAGTCAGAAACGCAATGGGCTGTTAGTGACCCTGACAATAAATATATAGGAATCGAGGATATTAAGATGGTAAATGTAAATAATTCAAATGATACGTTTACTATAGAGAGTCCTTTCGTATATCATATCTACAGGCGTTTGCTTTGCGATGTAGATTCTGTAGAAGACTCTGAAGGTGTAAAGAATACATACGACTTGCCGTCTGATGACTTTGTCACAGACAACAGAAATTATAAAAAGTGTATTGGGCTAACAGGCGGAATGTTTTTCTGTACTTCTAGAGCAGTAGATAAACCTACAAGATATGGCTTAAATGACTATAACCAGTATTTTACTAATGAATTTATTCCTAGTAGCGCTGGTATAGGTAGGCCTTTGCCTATTAGTAGAAATTCTTGGGCTAATGCTTCATTGTGGTATGTATATGATAGCTATTATTCTTTATTTGAACAAAGACTAAGAAAGCAATATACTCTTAAAGATAGTTATTCTATAGCAGCAGCAATAAAGGCTTTGCTTAAAGAAATAGACCCTACTCTTCAGCATGAAGCAACTGCTGAATATAGTCGCTTTTTGTATGATACAGCCGTACCAATGTCGATGGCAAGATTTTATATACACATAACACAAAAAACAAATATACTTAAAGGTGAATATGACCAGCCCGCTCAAAAAGCAGAAGTATCATTAGAAGATATAATGAAAATGCTTCGTGATTGTTTTAGATGTTATTGGTATATAGAAGATGGTAAATTTAAGATTGAACACATAAGTTTCTTTATGAGAGGAGGCTCATACTCTTATAATACAAATGTTCAGCTTGATTTTACTAAACTAGTAGACCAGTTTAACAAAAAGCTATCATCATATTTTCAATCAGAAGTAGAATATGATAAAACAGACCTAAACCAACGATATGAATTTGGCTGGATGGATGACGTTACTGAGTTGTTTGGTGGAGTAACCATAGATGTTAAATCTAACTATATACAGAAAGATAAAACAGAAGAAATAAATATAAGCCAGTTTTCATCTGACGTGGATTATATGCTATTTAACCCATCTAATTTCTCAGATGATGGCTTTGCATTATTATGTCCTGTTAAAAATGGCTCCTCTTTAGAATTGCCCATAGTTGAAACACAGTTGGTAGATGAAAACGGTGATACATATAATGCTGTAATTCAGAATTTCTATGCAGCTTGGGCATATCTTGTGCGCTTTTATATGTATGATATGCCTGCATCAAATCTTGACTGTAATGTGCTTGGAGATTTATATGCGAATGGTGTAAAAATGTGTATGAAGCATACTATAGAATTTCCTACTGAAGAAGATTTGGATGAACTTGAATTGATTAAAACCACTATAGGAAATGGCAAAATAGATGAGATTTCTGTCAATGTAAATACTCGCCATGCTAAAGTAAGATTACTTTATGTGCCTCAATAAAATTGCATGTTAAAAATTATTAAGAAATTTTCTTATACCGATTTTTATTTGTAAATTAGCAATATGAAGTTAGTGAATAATAACATATCGCCATTGCCTTTTTACGATAATCTTGCACTGCAAAATCATCGTAAAGATTATGCTTTTGGCCAGGTTTATCCGCTAATAACCTATAAGAATATATTATTGCCTTTTCAAGTAGTTCTTGCCAGTGGGACAGCTATAAACTGGGTGAGATTATATAATTTCAATACAGGAGCATATATCACCATAACAGCAAGTATGAAAGAAAATGGTCTGGCTATTAAGTCATATACTGGCTTCAAACTTCTTAAATATCCCGGTATTCTTCCTATAGTTGAAATAAAGCATGAAGGTTTGTATTATTTAGCTATTTCAATATCAGGTTTAGGAACTATATATTCTGATATATTCACTGTAACTAATAAAGTAGACGACTATTTACTTCTTGAGTATTACAATTCATATAACTTTGAACTTAAAAATGGCATAGTAGACTTTTCTGATAATTTCAAATTTAGGTGCTATTTGAATACACAGATTGGTAAGCCTGAATATGATTTTGAAGAAGAAGCCACTGAGCGGATGGGCTATACTTTTATTGAGAGCCAAGTAAGTAAAAAGATTTATAAGTTCACATTTATAGCTCCTGAATATCTATGTGATGCTCTTAGGATTGTAAGGCTATGTGAAAACAAACAAATCACGAGTAAATTGCAAACCTATGATTTAACTACATTTAGCATGGAGCCTGAATGGGAAGACCAAGGAGATTTAGCCGCAGTTGAGTGTGAGTTTGAGACAGATACTGTTATAGCCAACATAGGTGGATATATTTCTGAAACTATAGATGGCGATTTTAACAGTGATTTCAATAACGATTTTAAGACTTCATGATATGGCAAATTATACTGAATTAAAAACAGCTGTTTCAGCCGCTATTAAAACTAATAATAATCAGGAAATTACTGGTCAGTTACTTCAAGATGTACTCAATAATATAATAAGTGTTATTGGGGCAAATGCGACGTTTGCCGGGATAGCCACACCGGACACCACACCAGGAACATCTGACCAAAATGTATTTTATTTAGCGTTTGAATATGGTGTATACACAAATTTTGATGGAATCAAAATAGATAATGGCGTAAATATAATATATAATAAATTAGGAACATGGGAACATGAATTAGTAATTCTTGATTGCAATAAAGGTAAAATACAGCTATATGATGGAACAATAAGGCAATCGGATGGCGTATATATAAAAAATGAAACGGCAAGGGTTGTAACATCTTATCTAATACCGCCTATAATGCTAAATTTGAAAAATGGCTATCAAATTACAACAGCTGCAGTATATGACAGGATTAGCGGGAATTATATAGGGATGAAAGATATAGAAGAAACATACGAAATGGATGGTATATCGATAAGGATTATAATAAAAAAAACAGACAATACGGCAATAAGAAGTGATGAAAATATAATTGATGAAATAATATCGCAAAATACAATTAATAAATCAAATATATCATCATTATATAATGTAATAGATATATTCGGTTTAAATGGTGATTTGGATGGAGGGTATTATAGCAAAGAATACGCAATTCAAAAAGTTTACAGTATCATTAATCCACGGTTAAAAAACAAAGATAAAGCATTTGGGATAATAATAGCTTACAGTTCCGCTTATGGTAATACGGAATATATTAAAATTGATGGAGGTACATTTACAAATACGGCTAATTGGACTAAAGTAAATATAAATCCTTATAACGTAAAGCGAAATATACGACCTACATTAGAGGGTGGTTATATTAGTCCTACAAATGGATATGATACAAATGGATTTATTAAGACTTGTCTTAGAACAAAATACTATATAAGAGCTTCGCAAGTAGACCAAGTGAAGATAACAGTAAATGATGGGTACAATATATATTTTAGGCAGTATGATAAAGATAAGAATCTGATATTACCATTGCAGACGTATACAGGTAATGCTATTCTTGACAAAAAGTGTGAATTTTTCCGTTTTATAATTGAGAAAAATGAAAATTCAGAAAAAAGAGTAATAACAGAAAGTGAGATTGGATTATCTGTTGAATTGCATTGTACTAAAGATTTTGTTTTCATTGAAGATAAAAATCCATACAAAGATGGTTTAATACAGTTATCCACAAGGGTTCAAATACCGATGAAACCTAATGATGTGTTGGAAACAAATGTTAGTGAAGCGGTAAAATATAGTTATGATATTCAGACAATAGGTAATATAATATTAAAATTGCCGAAATCATACAACGAGAATGGAGGTAAAACAAGGCTTATAATATTCGCACATGGTAGTGCATACCCAGAGGTGCTGAATTTTTATGAATATGACCCATACGTTGATTATCTCGTTGGGCAAGGTTATGCAGTATGTGATTGTACGGCATACGCAACAAGTGATGATAGTGCAGGAGAATTCAGAAGTAATGTTATAGGTACGTTACATTTCCTTTGTACTCCGCTAAATTATAAGTGCTATGTTACTATGTACCATTGGTTAATGGAGAAGTATAATTTCCACAAAGAAATATTTATATTCGGAAAGAGTCACGGAGGTTTTCAGGTGTATTCATTGCCTAAATACACCGATATCCCAGTTCTTGCAGCATGTTCGTTAGCGGGAGCGTATGATATATTCGCTCTAAAGTTTGGTTACACTAACGAGGATAGAATAGCATTCATGGATTCATTTGGGTTCAGTGGTATGGAAAGAAGTGAAAGTGGTGAATTAATTGGAGAAGGTAAAATAATGCTAATTCCGGAAGGAGGTTCGGATATAGGATGGACGGAAGAACGCAAACAATATGTTCAATTAAATATAGATAAGACATTAGGATATATATGTACTTCACAATCTATAATTAATATTAGTAATTTAGATATTTTTAATATATTAGCCGTTGATAGTAATTACGAAACAAGACTAAATGAGTGGGAACAAAAGAAACCAATAAAAATTACTAAAACACCATTTGCTATATTTTGTGCAGAAGATGATTATGGATTGTTTTACGAAAATATGTTGGCTAAAGTATCAATAAACAACGCTAATTCTATATGTTTTCTTAGGAAAATGCCAAGTGGTAGCGGAAATCCGCATCATACAGTTGATACGGCTGGACCTTTTATAGATAATATTGTCGCGGCAGATGGTAATACATATAAAAATATACCCGTTGCGTGGGCTGAAATGTTGAATTTTTTTATTCAATATGAATAATATGACTAAATATATATTTACATGAATAAAAAACATGTAAGTCGGGTTTCGTTGACGTTACCCAATTTCATGGAGGGTTTGAACGTGGAAATTGTAGAGCAAACAGACAACGCCGTATTGTTGACCGATACCGTGCAAAACGGAAAGTTGTTTGTAAGTTACAACACGGACGACGCCAATTATTTAGTATTACGAACGAAGTAAGAACCGAGCCGGGGAGCAATCTCCGGCATAACAATTTGATGATATGGATAAAATATTTACATGGAAACAATGGCGTATGATATTCGCCACGTCGTTAAGCCCGGTTTTAGCCTATTTAACCCCAACGGCGGGGTTATTAGAAAATAATTTCTTGTAAGAAATACTATAATTAATTTTATTGTTTAGCAAATTTCTAAATTCTTCAAAATTATGGGAGAAGTTACAGAAAAAATCTATTGTTGCGACAGAGGCGACAATGACAACGCACTCGCAGCAGCCATTCTGGCAGGTAATAACCGCAGAGACGATTGGGGCCCTATGGCCGCCATGATGGGTGGAGGTATGAACAACTGGATGAACAATCCGTTTGCTTATCTCATGTTCATGGCTCTGCTCCGCAATGGAGGCTTTGGCTTTGGTGGGGATGGCGCAGGTACTGCTACCCAGGGTATCGAAACTCAGGCTCAGCTTAATGCTATCCGCACTCAGTTGCAGGACAATCAGAATGCTGAACAGGTTTTGGCTTCTGCTTCTAAAGCTCAAAACATCATTGACAAAGCCCCTTCATTGCTTGCAGAGCTTAATCCTATGTATAAGGAAAAGCAAGAAACAGAGCAGCGCTTTCGGCAAGATTGAAGGTTCTATCGGTGAAATGAAAGAACTCATGAAAAAGCAGCAGGAAATGATGGAGAATTTCATCAAAAAATTTGAAAGCTAAAAGTTATGGGACACAGATTAAAATGTATCATAGTAAAGCATCATACGTGCGACCATAATAAGGAGCACGAAGATGAAGAGGATGTAGTAGTAGAAAGCAGAATAGCTACTCCTCATGGTGAGCATAAGGTTAAATTTGATTTGCCTTATGAGCAAACAGCGAATGCTCTTATGTCTGCTAAAGGATATTCTGAGTATGTCAAAAAGCATGGCTATCACTTTACAGATGCTCTTGCAGAGCACGTAAGTAAAATGATGGTAAATGCTAATGGCCAACAGCACTCTTGGACTGCAAGCCAAGTCAAAAAGTCTATGGAAAGTTTAGGATTGAGCATTCCTGGCAAAGTAACAACAGGCGATGTTACCTATGCGGCTAATATGGCTTATGCAGATTTCTATCCAGACCCTCTAAAAGATGAGGCTGCATGCTTGAGATATGCTCATAAAGTAGCCAATGACCCAGATGGGTATGATGACATGATTTTCTGCAGATGGACTGCTGACGCAATCGGAAAAGCAATCAAGTTGGACTGGGAAAAATTTGTATAGTATGTTAGAACTGATTGAAGCAAAGAACTTTGACGGACTAATGTTTTTCATAGCTATTAGAGTTGGCATTATTTTAATCTGCTGGATTTTCATGATACTAAGCAGTATCGTAGACTTTTGGAGTGGAACAACAACAGCAAAAGCACTTGGCCAAGCATTGATGTCGCATGGATTTCGTAGAACAATTACAAAAATCGGCGATTATGTAAGGCTAATGCTTTTTGCTCTTATGTTTGATATACTTGGAAGCTTATTATCATTCTATATAATTCCATTTGCCACAATTCTATGTACTGTTGCAGTTATATATATTGAGGGTAAATCTGTGGTTGAAAATAGCAAACGTAAAAAAGCTCATGCTGCAGAAGTACCTGATATAGTTAAGCAGATTGTGCAAGCTACCACTGCCGAACAAGGTCATGAGATATTAGACAAAATAAGCCAATTGCTAACATTAAATGAGAAAGATAAATAAAATCATAGTCCATTGCTCTGCTACTCCTGAAGGACGAGATGTTAAAACTGAGACCATACGAGATTGGCATGTGAATGGTAATCATTGGAAAGATATTGGTTATCATTATGTGATTGAGCTCGATGGCTCTGTTCATAAAGGCAGAGATGAAAGTGTAGTTGGAGCCCACTGCTCAGGTCAAAATGCAAACTCTATAGGAGTATGTTATGTAGGAGGCGTTGCTAAAGACGGTAAAACTCCTAAAGATACACGCACTGAGGCTCAAAAGCAATCTTTACTCGAATTGCTGAAAAGCTTAAAGGTAAAATACCCAAATGCTACTATTCATGGGCACAGAGAATTTGCAGCTAAGGCGTGCCCCAGCTTTGATGCTAAGTACGAGTATAAAGACCTCTGAAGCACATAAAAACCATTCTCGTGTATAAGAAATTATTACGAGAATGGTTTTTATATTAAATATGAATAATAACAAATAAAACTCAAAGATTATGCGAGAATTAGCGAGAATAAATTGAGCATGAAAAAGATAATCATAAAAATAGGAATAATTGCTGTTGCTATTCTACTTATAGTAATAGCAGGAATTAGGATTAAAAACCTAAAAGAAGAAAACAATATGCTTAAAAGCAATCAGGAAGTATTGCTTTCAGAAAAAGAGTCTATAATGGCACAAAGCCAACTCTATAAAGTATCTGATAGCCTTAATGCTGCTAAAGTAACAGAGCTTCAGCTTTCACTTTCTGAATATAAGAAATACAGAAAGCAGGATTTGAAACTAATCGAGCAGCTTAAAGTAAGCAAATCGGACTTACAAAGAGTTATATCGTCTCAGACAGAAACAATAAACTTACTTTCTGCAAAGCTGAGCGACTCCATAAGAATTGATACTACGACGAATACAGTTGATACACTTAAATGCTTTAATTACAAATCAAAATGGACTGATGTGGCAGGATGTGTTGACCTAAAAAGAGACACTGTGGAGTTGCAAATATCTAACAGGGAGTCACTTAAAATAGTAGAAACAGTGAAGTATAAGCGCTTTTTGGGATTTTTATGGAAAACCAATAAAATAAAAAGTAGGCAAGTAGATGTCGTAAGCCAAAATCCAGCCACCTCTATAGTTAGTGTGGATTATATAAGCATAAGCGGTAAACAATAGAAACAATATAAACAAGTCATTGTTTACACCTAAAGTGCTCAAAATCAATTACTTATATATGCTGTAAACAAAGAAACAATAATTTCATTAAATCTTTTCATATTAAAAGCCGATATTTCTTATTAACCTTAATGTTAATCGGAAATTAAGAAATTAAGTTTGAAATATATAGGGGCATTGTTTTTATTGTTTCTTTGTTTACAGCAATTTCAAAGCCGCACTAAAATTGCTGTTTAATTATTTTTAACAAATAAATTCTCAAAAAATAATGGAAAATTTTTTTCTTTCGAGAATAGTTTGTATATTTGCATATCGAAAATAAGATAATAAAATTCACCAAAATATGGAACAACAATTTAATATAGGTAATGTAATTGAGCACTACAAGCTAAATACAGAAGATTTAGCGAAAGTGTTATTTCCTACTGTTAAATATCCGAAACAGGCATTTGACCGTGTGTTAAAGGGCGAAGCCAATTTGGATGTTATACAGTTAGAGCGATTGGCCAATCATATTGGCGTGCTAGTAACTGATTTGTTTTCAGCAAATACTTGGAAAGGTTCATCTGAAGATGGATGCCTAACAATGCTGAAAGGCGAATATAAAGTAAAGCTGAATTATAAAGGCGTGTACGTATCTATATATAAGAATAATGAGCTTATCCATCAAAAGCTCTCAAACGTACCAGATATGACAGTAAATGAGTTTATTAACTATTTAGATAACTTCATTAAAAATTACGAAAATGGAAGCCATTAAAATTTCTGTTGAGGTTAGCGTAAACCTGTCTGAAAATACGCAGAATTTCATTAAGTCATTGTTTTGTAATGCTATTGCTCCTTCAGCACCTGCTGCTCCAGCTTCTAAACCTGCTCCTACTGCGCCAGCAAAGCCAGCTCCTGCAAAACCTACTCCCCAGCCTGCAGCACCTGCCCAGACTCAGAGCGCTGCCAAGCCTGCTCCTTCAGCACCTGCTGCTCCGGCTGCTTCTTCTGCCTCTAAGAGCATTGAGGAAATCCGCGGAATGCTTGCAAAGAAGGTCAATGAGCATCGTGACGTAATCAAGCAGAAACTCAATGAGCTTGGAGCCCCGAGCGTAACAAAGCTTGACCCAGCTAAGTATGATGAAATGTATAACTTCTTAGAGTCACTGTAATTATGTCGAGTACAAAGAAGTTGCAAAAAGCAGCTTATAAGTTTCGCAGAGAAAATCCAATGCTTTATATTCGATGTTGCTATGGATTAACAAAACTGGCAAAAACATATAATTCAAATGACAAGTAGTACTAAACCACAGAAACATAGCCAGAGGAGTCATGCACTCCTCTCGGCTTCTGGAGCAGGAAGATGGCTGAATTGTACTCCGTCTGCCAAGCTTGAAGATGAATACGGAGAAAAGAAGTCTTCAGTATATGCAGAAGAAGGTACATTGGCCCATGAGCTCTCAGAACTTTACCTGAGAAAAGATACACTTAACAGCATTAGTGAACAAGACTTTGACCAAAGGCTCGAAGAGATAATGGCAAACGACCTGTTCAGCGAGGAAATGCTTGAAGTCGTACCTATCTATACAGATTATTGCTCAGAACAATTAGCTGAAGCAAAAACTGAAAATCCGTTAGCTGTCATGGAAATTGAGCAGAAACTCGATTTGACAGAGTATGTGCCTGAAAGCTTTGGAACAGCCGACTGTGTTGTTATCAATGATAATCTTATGGAGGTCATTGACTTAAAATACGGAAAAGGTGTTCCAGTGTATGCTGAATGGAATAAGCAACTTATGCTTTATGGACTTGGAGCTTTGCAGAAATATGATACAATGTATGATATAACGGAAGTGCGATTGACTATTATACAGCCTCGCATTAACAATATATCAAGTTGGCAAATATCTGTCGAAGAACTTCGTAAATGGGCAGAAGAGGAACTTAGACCAAGAGCTGAACTTGCATTTGAAGGTAAAGGAGAACTTAATGCTGGAGATTGGTGCAGATTTTGTGCTGTGCGTAATCAATGTCGTAAGCTTTATGAGCAACAACTCGAAATTGCGCAACGCGAATTTGCAGACCCAGAGTTGTTAACCGACGATGAGATTGCTGATATAGTTAAGCGTGTGCCTAAGCTTATAGAATGGGCTAATTCAATAACAGAATATGCACAAACTAAAGCGATTAACGAGAATAAGCAATGGCCGGGGCTTAAATTAGTTGAAGGAATTAGTCGACGCAAATGGGTTGATGAAGACCAAGCTTCTAATGCAATTTTTGCACGTTGCCCTGAACTTTCAGAAGATGAGATTTTCAATATGAAGCTTAAACCAATTACTTCTATTGAGAAGCTAGTAGGCAAAAAGCGTTTTGAGGAAATACTCTCAGATGTGGTTATCAAGCCACAAGGCAAACCTACTCTTGTACCTCTTGAAGACAAGAGACCAGCAATGGGATATGCTCAAGCACAACTAGATTTCAAAGAATAATAACAACTTAAATTAAAAGACAATGAGTAATCAAGTAAATTCAACCAAGGTTGTAACTGGCAAAGTAAGATTTTGCTATGTAAACGTGTTCGAGCCCACAGCTATGAATGAGGGCGATACTCCTAAGTATAATATCTGCGTTCTTATTCCTAAGAGCGATACGGCTACTATTGACAAAATCAAGAAAGCCATAGAAGCTGCAAAGGAAGCAGGTAAGGCAAAACTCGCAGATAAGAATGGCCGTATTCCAGCAAACCTCAAATTGCCTCTACGCGATGGCGATGAAGAGCGTTCAGATGACCCAGCATTTGAGAACCATTATTTCATCAATGCAAACTCAATGCGTCAGCCGAGTATTGTAGACCGCTCACTCAATCCAATCATGAGCAGAGACGAGTTCTATTCAGGTTGTTATGGTCGCGCTTCAATCAACTTCTATGCTTTCAATGTTTCATCCAAAGGCATCGCTGCTGGATTGAATAATCTTCAAAAGCTCGAAGATGGAGAGATGTTGGCCGGTGGCTCAACAGCTGAAGAAGATTTCGGTGGAGATAATGCTGTTCAGGATGATGATATGATGTAATTTCCTTTCTGCATCAATGAGTATAGTAGTTTAATGGTAAAACTTACTTCGGAAACCGTCTGTGGAAACTAAGTAAATGTGGGTTCGAGTCCCGCCTATACTCCTATTGGGATAGTAGCTTAATGGTAAAGCAGCGTGGCGCCACTTAAAAACAATGAGAGCAAGATACAGGTTCGAGTCCTGCCTATTCCACAATTCTATAATATCAAATAAAGAAATAATGGCAAAAAATCTTTTTATAGACGTTGAAACATATTCATCTGTAGATATTAAAGAGTCTGGAGCTTATAAGTATATCGAGTCACCAGACTTTGAAATTCTTATAATAGGATATGCTTTAGATGATGGCCCGGTAAAGATAGTAGATTTGGCTCAAGGTGAAGAAATGCCTGAAGAGTTTGAAGAAGCTTTGCTTGACCCGGATTGTGTAAAAGTGGCACATAATGCAGTATTTGAGCGCTTGAGCTTTAAGCGTATAGGATATAATGTTCCAGCAGAACAGTGGTATTGTACCTCTGTAAAAGCTGCGTATTGTGGTTTACCACTTTCTTTGGACGAAGTATCAAAGGCTCTTAATCTTACAGATAAAAAGCTAGATACTGGTAAAGCACTTATTAAATACTTCTCATGCCCATGCAAAGCAACTCGAGTTAATGGCATGCGTACTCGGAATTATCCTGAACATGCTCCTGAAAAGTGGGAAATGTATAAGGAATATAACAAGTATGACGTACTTGCAGAGCGTGAGATATTTAAGAGATTAGAGGCATATATCATTCCTGATATTGAGCGCAAGATGTATGTGCTTGACCAGAATATAAATGATAGAGGTATTTTGGTTGATATGGAATTAGCAGAGTCTGCTATCGCAGTAGATAACACATATACTTCTATCTTAACGCAACATGCTCAACAGCTAACAGGGCTTGAAAATCCAAACTCGCCTGTTCAAATTAGGCAATGGATTGAAAAGGCAACAGGATGTGTTGTTATGTCACTTTCAAAGGAAACAATGCCTGATTTAATGAAAGAGTTTGCAGATTATCCAGATGTTATCGAGTTGCTTAATATACGCAAAAAGCTCTCAAAAACGTCTATTAAGAAGTATTATGCTATGCTTAATTGTGCCATGAAAGACCATAGAGTCCGTGGTACATTTCAATTCTACGGTGCAAATAGAACTGGACGATGGGCAGGTAGATTATTGCAATTGCAGAATTTATCAAAAAATCATATATCACATATAGAAGTACCGCGTGAAATGATTAGAGCACGTGACTGGGAGTCGGTTGAGATGATGTACGATGATGTTGCAGATATTTTGTCACAGTTAGTAAGAACAGCTCTTATAGCATCGCCTGGTAAAGTATTTAGTGTTGCGGACTTCTCGGCCATTGAGGCACGTGTTATATCTTGGCTTGCAAACGAAAAATGGCGAATGGACGTATTCCGTGGAGATGGTAAAATCTATGAAGCTACAGGAGCAAAGATGTTTAATGTGCCAATATCTGCTATTACAAAAGGCTCAGTACTTCGTGACAAATCAAAGATTTCAGAGCTTGCACTCGGTTATGAGGGCTCATTAGGAGCACTTAAGCGAATGGGTGGTGAACGTATGGGCTTATCAGATACTGAAATGATGAGCCTGGTGCGTAAATGGCGCTCGGCAAACCCTGCAATTGTAGATATGTGGAAAGAAATAGATGAAGCATCGAAAGAGGCTGTCAGATACCAAAGACCAGTATCATGCACATGTAGAAATATAATTTTCGACTGTAATGGTGAGTTTATGACAATACAATTGCCATCTGGCAGAAAGCTATTCTACTATGGACCTAAATTCAAAGATAAGAAGATAGGCCATTCTACAATGCCAACTCGAGTATTATGTTACCAAGGAGTTGTGCAAGAAACTAAGCAATGGGGCGAAATTGATACATATGGAGGTAAATTAACAGAGAACATTGTACAAGCTATTGCACGTGACTTATTAGGTGATGCAATGTTAAGAATGCAAGATGAAGGTTATGAAATAGTAGCGTCAGTACATGACGAAGTAATAGTAGAAGTACCAGAAATAAATGCTAAAGACCACTATAATAGGCTTGTTGAAATAATGAGTACTCCACCGCAGTGGGCAGAAGATTTACCTTTGAACGCTGATGGAGGAGTAATGATGTTTTACCAAAAATAATTAAATGTCATGGAAGGATTAAATATAACAAAATGCCCTAATCTTTATATAAAGCATGAAGATTATGCAGAAATACTTCTACAGAATAAAAAAGGAGAAATTATAGCTTCAGCTTTAGTAGACTTAGAGGACCTAGATAAAGTAATCTTATACAGATGGACTTTTCATAGAGGTTATGCTTTTTCTTTTAGGCATAGAATGCATAGGGTAGTATTAGGGCTAGATAGACCAGATTTTAATGACCATACTACTTGCATAGACCATATCAATGGTGATACTTTAGATAACAGAAAGTCTAATCTAAGGGTATGCACCAAAATAGAAAATGCTCAGCATGCTATTAAACCAAGAATAGATAATACTTCTGGAGCAATAGGAGTATCGAGATATGGAAATGGTAAATACAGAGCCTATATAACTGTGCATAAAAAGACTATAGGCTTAGGTCAATATGATACCTTTGAAGATGCGGTAAAAGCTAGATTAGAAGCTGAAATAGAATATTTTGGTGAATACAGAGGCTGCAATTCTAAGTTTTCATACTTGCTAGAAGATTAAAAATATGATTTGGCTGTGTTTATATATTGTTTACACATATTATGCAAGTAGATAAATTGAAATATGATGAAAATTTGAGCATAGCAGTTGGACTAAATGTTTCAAGTAAAGTATGGAAAAATACCAAAACTACTTGGAGCAATTTAGTTCAAAAGCTAGCTACTCCTGTAGTAACCGCTGAAACATATAAGCGGTTTATGAGTGCCACAAAAGAAGAGCAAAGTAAGATAAAAGATGTAGGTGGATTTGTAGGCGGATTTCTTACAAATGGTAGGCGTGATAAAATAAATGTACTTTACCGCCAGTTAATTACATTGGATATTGACTTTTCTCACGAGAACTTTTGGTGGGACTTTACAATGCTATTTGATTGTGCCGCGGTTATTCATTCAACTCATAAGTCATGCCCTGAAAAGCCACGACACAGATTGATAATTCCACTTGATAGAGAAGTATCGCAAGAAGAATATCAAGCCATTGCCCGAAAAGTCGCTGGAGACCTAAACATTGATTTGTTTGACCAGTCGACTTTTGACGTAAATAGACTTATGTTCTGGCCGTCTGTATCATTAGACATGGAGTACTACTTTGAATTTCAAGACGGACCTTTCCTTGAAGCTGATTATATTCTTGGGCTATATGATGATTGGCATGATACGAGCGAATGGCCAACTGCTACAGATAGCACAGATGTAATAATGCAAGCTATCAAAAAGCAAGAAGACCCAGAAGATAAAAAAGGCATAATTGGTGTTTTCTGTCGTACTTATACTATACAAGAAGCTATTGAGACTTTTCTTTCAGATGTATATACACCAGCTGGAGAAGGGCGATATACGTATATAAATGGTTCTACAGCTGCGGGCTTAATAGTCTATGATGATAAATTTGCATATTCTCACCATGGAACAGACCCTGCTGGATGTAGATTATGTAATGCATTTGACTTAGTTCGCATACATAAATTTGGCCATTTAGATACAGGCAAAGAAAAAGAAGACAAAGATAAAAAGAGCTTTAAGGCAATGGAAGAATTTGCCTCTAAGGACTCTACAACAAAAAAGCATATTGCTGAAGAAAAGTTTGCTGAAGCTAAATTCGAGTTTGCGGAAGAAGCAAAAGCAGAAGTTCCTGAAGAATATGATACTTCATGGACAGAAGAGCTTGACGCTAATACAAAAGGCGAATATGATAATTCTGCCAATAACTTGAATATAATAATTCAGCATGACCAATTCTTAAAAGATGTATTTAAGCTAAACATTTTTGATAATAAAAGATATGTTACACGTTCGTTACCATGGCGTAAAGTCGATACTGTGGAGCCTCTCCGTGATGTTGACTATTCTGGTGTTCGTAATTACATTGAATGTGTTTACGGCATTGTGTCAAGTCAAAAAGTGGACGACGCGCTTGCGCTTGAATTTGAAAAGAAAAAGTTCCATCCGATAAGAGAGTATATATGTGCTCAAAAGTGGGATGGCATACCGAGAGTTAATACATTATTGATTGATTATTTTGGAGCAGAAGATAACGCTTATACTAGAGCCGCCATTAGGAAGACGTTGGCGGAGG